CGGCGGCTTAGGGTGGGTCTGCGTCATGGGCTACTTTTGGAACTTCGTCGGCGAGCCGCTCACGAATGCGGTATCGCAAGCTCTCGGCCATCCGCTCGCGCTTCCCGGTCTCGATATCGGTCCGCTCGCCACGCTCACGCTTGGCATGCTCGGCCTTGGCGGTTTGCACGTCGCCGCACAGATGAAAGGTGGTTCGTGAATAATCTGGTAAAAATCGCCCAAGGCATCGATACTGCCCCGCTGCTTCTAGAGATTGCGCGACAGCCCAATCTCTGGAATCGGCATAGCGTGCGCAAAACTGCGCCCGATACGCCCCACGCCGCGATGGACGATATCTGGCTCCGGTATAACGACGAGAAGCCGTTCAAGGAATCGGGCGATTACTCGAAGTTCAACGACGAGCACGACGCCAAGTTCTACCCCGAATGGTTCGCGCTTCCCAGTGCGCGGCCAATCGTCTACGGCATGATGGCGCGCGTGCAGGCGGTGCGCCTGGGCGGCGTGATGATCACGCGCATTCCGGCAGGCGGGCGCATCGAACCGCATTCCGACAGCGGTTGGCACGCGACGTATTACAATACGAAATTGTACGTGGTTCTCCAGTCGAACCCGCGGTGTGTGAACCGCGTGGAAGAGGAGCGCGTCGCGATGGCTCCGGGCGAGTGCTGGTACTTTGACAACACGATTGAGCACGAAGTCACGAACGACGGCCCGGACGACCGGATTACGCTGATCATTTGCCTACGGTGCGAACGATGATCAAGCACCACTCAGCCGGCGGCGTGTACGCTCGCGAGCAAACGCTCAAAGCCGGGTTTGAAGTTGAGAAGCATTCGCACACGTACGACCACTTGTCGTTTCTGTGCTCAGGGTCCGCGATTCTCGAAACGTCCGGCGAGATGCAAATGCTCCACGGGCCGTGCGCCATCGAAGTCAAAGCGGGCGTGCATCATCGAATTCAGGCAGTAACCGATATCGTCTGGCTCTGCATCCACGCTGAAAGCGTCGCAGATCCGGAAATTGCAAAGGAGTAAGCCATGCCGTGGGGAGTTGCTGCAGCAGTAGCCGGTTCGGCGGTCTCTTCCGCGCTCGCGCCTTCTCCTTCGGGCGGCGGCGGGAGTAGCGGTCAGTACTACATCCCGACAGGGCTTGGCACTGCCGACACGCAATGGCAGGGCTTGCAGACCGGGAATTACAACACCTACGGCCAAACATCACCCGGCATCCAAGGTGCGGCAGGCCAATCGTTTAACGCAGGGCAAGCCGCCAATCAGGATTACGGCTGGGCGTACCAGAACGCCGCTGGTAACGCCGGCAACCAGTACACTAATCTTGGGACCAATCTTCAGGGTGCGGCGCAGCAGGACTTCAACGCGCAAGGCGCTTTGGGGCAAGCTGGCGCGCAGGTGATGAACACGGCCTTCGATCCGCAAAGCGCGCTTTACAACCGCACGTATCAGCAATTGCAAGACCAGACCGGCGCAACGAATTCGATGTACGGGCTTGGATCGAGCGCAGCGGGCGCGGGTGTTGCGAATCAAGCGCTCGGCAACTTCAATATCGACTGGCAGAATCAGCAGTTGCAGCGCCAGACGCAAGGCTTGCAGGCTTACGGCGCGGCCCTTGGTCAAGGTAGCACGATCGCCGGCCAGGGGGGCGCACTAGGCGGCGCAGGCGCGGGGTACACGCTTCAGGGCGGTCAAGTGCCTTACCAGACCGGGCAGACGATCGCCGGTATGCCGGGACAGCTCGGCAGCACTTATGCAAACCAGTTGAATACGGGCGTGTACGGCCCCGCCCAAGGCATTCAGGGGCAAGCGATTCCGTATATGAACTACGGCCAGGGGGCGCAAGCGGTACCCTACCAACAGCAGGTGCAAGGCGCAGGCGCGGCGGGCGCGCTGGCTTCGCAGGGCATCACCAGCCTGGGCAGCAACCCGCAAGTACAAAGCGCGCTTGGTAGCGCGTTCGGCGGATCGGGCCAATCGTTCAGCGGCAACTTCGGCGGTATGGCGTCTTCCAGTCCGTACTACAGCGGCGGGGGCGGTAACGCCTACGGCTTCACAATGTAAACGGGGGCGGCATGGCCGGATTCAATGTAGCGGGGCTTCCCGCCTTCATTCAGTATCAAGGGCAGTTGCAGCAGCAGGACTTTGCTCGACAGCAGCACCAACAGCAGATGGTAGCGTTCCAGCAGCAGCAGCAGGACCGCCAGCGCCAGCAAGCCGCGATGGCGGCGGCAGGTAACGCGTTGCCGCAACTTCTGCAAGGCGGTATGCCGGCGCAACAGCCTCAAGGCCAAATGCCGCCCCCTCCTCAACCCCCGGCACCCGGTCAGGCGTCGCAACCGATGCAGCAACCCGGCATGCCGCTGCCGGGTCAGGGAATGCCGCCGGGGCAAGGGCAGGTTAATCAACCGCCGTTACCGCCTGGCGGTGCGCAGGGTCAACCGCAACAGCCTCCGCCGTTTCGGCCTATGCCGACTAGCCCGCCGCCTCAGCAACAGGCAGCGCCGGCAGCTATCGCGCCGCCTCCGCAGGCACCGCAACAGCAACAAGGGCAACCGAATCCGGCTGACGACCAGATGGAAGGCGGGTTCTCGTTGCAACGCATTGTGAAGAGTGGGCAGGACCAGGGGCTTTCCGGCTCCGATTTGATGGCGTACATGCAGACGTTCGAGCCGTACATGACGGCTCAGCAGAAGGCTAAATCGGAAGGCATCAAGACGCAAATCGAATTGAAGAAACTCGATGCCGAAATCCAGGCGCACCAGATCGCGGCTTCGAATCAGCAGTTGTCGCTCGCGGAGCGCATGAAGCACGATGACGCGCTTGAGAAGCTCGCGAGCCGCCGCGCAGATATCTCACAGCAGAGCGTGGATATTCGGGCGCGTAAAGGCGCTGGCGGGGCAGGCGGCGCAGCGCCCGCCGCACCAGCGGAGAACGTCACGCCCGATGCTTCCGGCAATTTGCCGGAACCGAAGGGCGTGGCCGGGTTCTCGCCGCAAGCGATCAAGGCTTTGGGCGAAGACTACGCTGTGCGTGGTCCGACCGCGCTTGCCGGGTTCGGTTATAAGAACCTGCCGCCGGCAGCGCGCGCTGAAATCGTCAACTACGCCGCCGCGAAGAACGCGGCCACGGGTGGCAACTTCGCGTCAAACAAGATCCAGTACGCAGCGGATACTGCAGGCGCACGCGTGAACGCGCAGCAAGCAGCGAAGACGGATGCCGCGGCAAACGCCTTGACGAGTCCGGGCGGAATTGGCGATCAGTTCCAGCAGTCTATCGATGCGCTCAACCGAACCGGCATTCCGATCGCCAACCAGGTGCAGATGGAAGCGTTGCGGAAGACTTTCGACCCGCGTGTCTCGGCCTACGATACGGCGATGAATGGTGTCGTGTCGGAAGCCGCGCAGATCCTGGGGCGCGGCACGATCACTGTGAACTCAATGGAAGAAGCCCGCAAGGTGGTGAACGGGTGGCACACGTCCGAACAGGCTAAAGCCGGTCTCGCGCAGATCAAGCGCGAAGCCGCGACCACGGTCAAGGCGTCCAGTGAGGAAGTGGCGAAGTCGGCGCGCACGCCGAAGGGCCAACCGGGCATCGGCAACGGCCCCGCAGTCGGCACGGTTGAAGGCGGATACCGGTTCAAGGGCGGTGACCCTTCGCAACAAAGCAATTGGGAGAAACAGTAATGGCCGCCCCTTGGGAGAAGTACGCCGCCCCCGCCGCTGTTCCACCCTGGCAGAAGTACGGCGGCGCGCAAGCCGCTGCGCCGCAAACGGGCTTGGAAGCACTGCCGCCAGAGCCTGGCGCACCGCAGAACGCCGCGCCTCAGCCGCCGGAAGAATCGCTTGGTAAGAAGATAGCTGGCGTCGGTGAGGCGGGCGCAGCGCTCGCAACCGGCGCACTGGCCGGCCCTATCGGCGCAGCGTATGGCGTCGGCAAGACGCTCGCAAGCGGTAAGTACGGCACGCAAGCGGGCGTTGCCGAAGGCGAGAAGGCCGGTACGGAACTCGCGAGCAAACTCACCTACCAACCGAAGACGCGAACCGGGCAGGAAGCCGTGAGCACGGTCGGTAAAGCGCTTGAACCGCTGCAAGCGTTGCCGGTTGAAGGGCAGATGATCGGCCAGATTCCGCGCATCCCGGCGGCGATTGGCAAGGCGGAAGGCGCACTCGCCGCCGCGCCGAAAGCGATCAGCAAAGCCGCGATCAGCAAATTGCCGGGTATCGATCCCGAAACCGCACAGCTTGCGCGCGATGCGCACAGCATGGGTTTCCGGCTCACGCCTGATCAAGTCATGGGCGGCAAGTACGCGAAGGCGCTTGGCGAGGGCGCGTCCTACGTGCCGCTGTCGGGCAGCAACCTGAAAGCGAACCGCGAAGTGTTCAACCAACAGTTGGTGAAGCAAATCGGCGGCACGGGCGACAAGCTGACCCGTCAGACGTTCAACAACGCCATGAAGGCGTCGGGTAACGCGATTGGCGATATCGCAGAGCGCACGCCTTTGCCGATCAAACCGAACCTGATTGCCGGGTTGCGCGAACACGCCGCCGGCCAGTTGCCGGACGTGGCGAACGTGGTGAATCATTACGTCGATCTGGTGAACACGCAAGCGAAAGACGGCGTATTGCCGGGTTCCGTCTTTCGCAAGATCAACACCGATCTAGGCGCCCGCCTTCGCAGCACATCGAACGGCGATTTGAAGTTCGCGCTTAACGGCTTGCAAGAAGACTTGATGGACGCGCGCACGCCGTATCTTTCGAAAGAGGACGCGGCAGCGTACAACGTTGCGCGCAAGCGATACGCCATTGGCAAGACGCTTGAACCGCTGGTCGCGAAGTCGCCAACCGGCGATATCCCGCCTTCCTTGCTACTTGGCGCGCTCAACGCGACGAAGTCAGGCAAGTCGCTTGTCGCGAAGGGCGCGGCGGGCGACCTCGGCAAGCTGGCGGATATCGGCCAGCGCTTCTTGAAAGAAAGTCCGTCAAGCGGGACTGCAGAACGCCGCTGGGCGCAAGCACTACCGTCTACAATCGGCGCATTGGCGGGCGGATCAGCGGGCGCGGCAGGCGCTGGGCTAGGCGCGGCGGGAGGCTTAGCAGGCGTGTACGGCGCTGCGAACTTATATAACCGTTTAGGCCCCGCCATCACTCAGCAGATAATCGACCGACCGCCCCGCTAATTATGGCGAACAGAAGTAGGAAAGGTGCAGTGACGACCAGCATAATGTTCCAGTGGAACGCAACGCACAAACCCGCAACCGTAACGCCTGACCAGAAGATGAAAGTGAGCCAAGCCTTTAGCATGAGTACCCTTGCTGCGAGCACGCAGCGGAGCACTGAGCCGGCGAACCGACACACGCAACAGCGTTAAGGGAAAAGCAAAGTACGGCGAGTGCGAGAAACGTTTTCATGTTGGACTCCTTCGTTAGGTGAGATTCCACTATAGCAGTTGCAAAATGAAAATACTAGTCATCGATGTAGGATCAAACGCCTTGGACTTGTGCATGCGCTGGCAGCAGCAAGGCCACGAGGTGCGTTGGTATGACAAACCGCGCCCCGATGGCACTGATCGCCATGCGGGCGAAGGCATCATCACCAAGATCACTGACTTCAGCGATCTGCGCAAGAAGTGGATTGGGTGGGCCGATCTGATCTACACGCCTGACAATGTCTCATACCTCGACTTGCTAGAGCCGTATCGCAAGATCGGTTACCCGATCTTTGGTTGCAATCTTGAAGCCGTCGAATGGGAGCTAGATCGCGAAGTTGGGCAGAAGGTCATGGAAGAATGCGGCATGCCGATCATTCCCGGCAAGACGTTTCACGACTATGATTCAGCGATTGCCTATGTCAAAAAGCAGGGTAAGGCATTCGTCTCGAAGCCTTCCGGCGATGGTGAGCGGGCGATGAGCTACGTCGCCAACAACGCCGCCGATCTGGTCTACATGCTTCAACGGTGGAACAAGATCCCGAAGTACGTTCAAGCTGCGCGTGAAATGGGGTTCATCCTCCAGGAGAAGATCGACGGCATAGAAATGGCGGTCGGCGGGTGGTTCGGCCCCGGCGGCTGGTCGAAATACTGGGTCGAAAACTTCGAGAACAAGAAGCTCATGAACGGTGACCTTGGGGTCAACACGGGCGAAATGGGTACGACTGTTCGCGTTGTGAAAAAGTCTAAGCTCGCGGACCAGGTTCTGAAGCCGGCGACCGAACACCTCCACCGGGTTGGGTACGTCGGATACGTCGATGTGAATTGCATGATAACGCACGATGGAACCCCTTATCCTTTAGAGTGGACGATGCGCGACGGTTGGCCGATCCGCCACAACCTGACCGCGCTTATTGAAGGTGACCAGGCGCAATGGATGCTCGACCTGGTGAACGGTAAGGACACGCTAAAAATCAAGCAAGACATAGTTTGCATTTCGGTGCTGATGGCGCTTCCCGACTTCCCTTACTCGAAGATCACGAACAAAGAACTGTGCGGAATCCCGATCTATAATGCGGAAGATATCGACCACTTGCACTGGTCGGAAGTCATGATTGGCGACGCGCCGCGCGAGGTCAACGGGAAGGTGGTAGACCTTCCCGGTCCTGTAACCGCCGGAGATTATGTTTTGGTCGCCACAGGTACAGGCGAGACAATAACAGGTGCTCGCCGCAGCGCTTACAGTGCATTGAAGAAAGTAAAGATACCAAATTCCCCTTTCTACAGGACGGACATAGGAGGCGGACGGTTAAAGAAGCAGCTTCCTGACCTTCAGCGTTTGGGTTATGCGGTTGGTCTTTCATATTAGGAGCCTCACATGCCGCTCAAAAAAGGTAAATCGAAAGAAGCCGTCAAGCAGAACATCAAGACGGAAATGAAGGCAGGCAAACCGCAGAAGCAAGCGGTTGCCATCGCTCTCAACCAGAAGCGGCACTCGACGCCGAAACGCAAATGACCGGCGAAGCACGAAAGGCCGGTCTGATTTCCGAGTCATCGATCAAGACCGCGCTTACCGAAGCTAAGGGCGACCTCTTCCTTGCCGCCTGCGCGCTCGCCTGCACCGCTCGCGAGCTCGACCAGTACATTCGGCGCAGCGCAGCGCTCCAAGCCTTCGCGGGGGCCGTAGAGCAAGTGAAGATCGACCCGGCGTACTCGCGATTGAGTACCGAACAGTTCGAAAACCAGGTAGCGGACCTTTGCCGATCCTTCCGGGTAGACGGAATAA